CGTGAGCAGTATTTGTTGTAAAAATTAAGTTTCCATCCGATACTTGAGCCCCAGTGACCGTGTAAGTTCTGTTTTTATTTAGTCTGTAAATGACATCAATCAACTCTTCTGAAGTTTTATTGAATAAGGATGTCGGTCCAGTAGTGGGTCCAATAATTTCAAAAACGGCGCTTACTGGAGTGTTTCCTTCATTTCTGAGGGTAATCACTTCGGCATTAGAGTTTGCTGTTGCTAAAGCATAGCCGTCGTCTCTAGCATCTGCCCACTTGTATTTGATTGGGTCGGCAGCCACAAGACCGAAGGAGAAATCAGTTCTACCTCGCGGGTTTGTGGTGGAAATGCTAGGAGTACCACTAAGTCTTACTTTTAAAGCCTTAGGAGTGTCCTCATTGAGAATCAGCCAAGCATCTTTTTTCACTAAATTAATGGCGTCAATGAGACGACCTCTAGCATCTTCAAGTTGAGTGTCTGTGTCTTGAAGAATAAAACTACCAGTAATGGTGAGTTGTCTGGCGCTGTATCTACCATAGGTTGTATACGAGCCATCTCCCCATCCGCGCGGTAGGTCTTGCATCTCAATGTCAGGAAGTGACCACCAGCCCTCAACTTCACTAACTACCCAAACAACACCATATTCATCGATGCGGTTGAATACAAAATCTCCAAGACGAATGTCCGCCTTGAGTTTCATACCAGTTAGGTGGTCGATGTAGACATTGGTAAGAGCCTTGTCTACAAGTTTGTTTTTCTGACCTTGGTCATAAATAAGTTGCGTAGCCTCTGAGCCAGTCTGCAACTGAATGGCGTCTACTAAGAAGTTGTAGCCAGCGCCAGGGTCAGCAGAGTCACTTCTAAAGATAAATGCCGCTAGTTCATCTCCGTCTGTCGGGATTTCTGTGGTCAGAGTAAGTCTGACCCACCCATCATGTGAAGATATTTTTTGCGGGGCAGAGTCGGTTGAACTTAGTAGGGTTCCAGAAGAATTGTAGTAGTAACTTCTTAGTTTAAAATTAGAAGTTGCCTGTCCGAGCGGGACTTTTACATAAGCAGATAGCGTGTAAGTTTGTCCAACAATTACTTTAGGTCTGTATGCACTTGTAGTGATAATACCGCTGTTAGGGCTAGAGGCTTGAAAAGTTATTTTTGCTGAATAGCCTGTTCCGTAAAGCGGGTCACTACTGTCTAGACTTAGAGTAGGCGTAGGGTTGCTAGATGGTGCGTAAGCAGACCATCCAGTTGTGTTGGTAATAAAAGACGGGTTAGTCAATAAGTTATAGACAGTAGTCATTAGTAAGCAGCACCTTTACGCATTTGGAAAGCAAGTTTTCTACTTACTTCAGCAGCAAGAGCATTGACATCCATATTTGGAGTGCCGTTCACGGTGACATTGATGCCACCTGCTCCACCGCCACCCATCATTGAAATCATTGCTCTATCTCTCTTAGAAAGTCCGTCAGGGTCGAGTGGCTCAATACGCTCTGGTCTACCAGCCTCGGCAATAACACCCAATGTACCGCCAGCAGACGGGCTAACCACACCACCATCAGCAAACTTGGGGACAACAAGCGGTGGAACCTTAGGAATTAGACCAGCGTCTACAGCACCTCTAATGTCGATTGTACCGCCAGACAAAGCCTTTACGGTGTCGGCTAGGAACCCAATAAACGGAGATAGCATAACCAATTTGAAAAGCGAATTGAGCAAGTCGACAATTAAGTTGATAAAGCCTACAAATAGGTCAGCCAAAGATTGAACAATTCCGTGACCGAGGTCTTTGAACAAGTTTCCAAACTTGTCCCAGTCGTCAGTAAATAGAGCCTCAAAGAATCCAGCAATTAGTTGAATCAGTTTTAGGAACACATCAATGAGTGGCATTAGCACTGCCATAATGCTGTCAAATATCGGCATCAAAATTTCAACTACTTTTATAAGTAGGTTTAGAAGTGCCTCAATGATAGGCATTAGTGCTGAGATAATTGACGCAATTAGAGGGGCTAGAGCCACCACCAACTTACTCACTACATCTGCTAACAAGACGAAGAACTTAGTTAGAGGACCCTCACCGCCGCCAGAACCGCCAAACAGAGTGTTCATCAAGTTCTGGAAAGCAAGAATTACTGGCTGTAAAGCAACCATAATGGTACGGAAAGCCTCGCCTAGCGCCTCAAGTGCTGGCTTGAATATAGAGTCAATCTGCTTACGAAGTTTTTCGTTAGTCATATACATTGTTATAAATGCGCCGACAATGAGAAGAACAATCATCAAGATTGGGTGACCGACCATAAAGTTACCCATTTTACCCATTGTCTTAATGACATTGTTTTGGCTCTTAGCCATCTCGGTAAAGCCTTTAGTTGCCCCTAATTGGAAGAACTTGAACCTAGTGTGCATACCCTCAATGCCGAGTCTTGTTCTACCAAATGCTCTGGCAAGACCATTTTCACTGGCAATTAGTTTACGAGTACGCTCAGAGGCATTTTTAAAGTAGTACTTACCCATCTCGCCGTTTTTATCCATCAAGCCTGTGTAGTCAAAAGCCCTTTTGGTTTTAGCAGCATAAGCCTCTGGGTCTAGAGCGGCATCTCTCCAAGACTTCATACTCTTCTTGATGGAGTCGCCCATACCAGCGTTTGCTACTCCAGCAACCTTAAATGCGTCTGTCGTTGCCTTGGTGTAGTCACCGACGGCTCCCATAGCGCCACTAACATTAGAAATTGAAGTCTGAATAAATCCAAATACTGGCCTTACCTTGTCGCCAAGGGATTTGATACCAAGCGTTACAGCGTGAATTTGACCAGTGAACGCTAAGATTTTTTCCATCACAGGGTTGCCCAAGATGTTTTGGAACATATCCGCACCAGTTACTAGGGTCTTGAAGAAGTTGTCAATCGCTGCGTTGTCAGTAAGTTTGTCAATGATGTCGACAACTTTTACAATCAGTTCTGCAACTGTCGGCAGGGCTTGTCCAGCCTTTTTCAAAATACTACTGACAGACGGAGCAGCCTCCTTGATTTTCTCAAAGAAGAAACCAACATTAGGGTCAGCGCCAAACATCACAAGTTGCTTGATGATGCTAGTAATACCGCTAAGCATACTCTTAGCGTTTACAGCAACAGCATTGAAGAAAGCCTTTAGTCCGTCTCCGCTCTTGCCCATAGTGCCGAAGCCCTCGGATGCCTCAATTAGCCAGTTGAGAAGATAGTCACCACCAGTGCCTGGACCAAAGTTAGCCATAACAATCTTGGCAAATCCACCAAAAAGGTTTCCAAAAATCTTTCCAAATTTACCTGCCGAGTCGGCAGCAGTGATGAAGAATGAGCGAAGACCGCTGTCGCCAGTGGCATCTAATAAGCCATTGAAGTCATCGAGCATTTTAGATATAAATTTGGCAAGTCTCATAACAATTGGAGACGAGGCAGCCATAATTTTTAGAAACGCTTTAAAGAACTTTGTGAGCATAGGTCCAAATTCTCGGACCACTCCAGAAATCATGTCAAAGATTTCTCTTAAGTATTTTCCTGCCTCGGCGGAAGAAAAGAAGTCGAACAGAACTTTAGTTGCTTCACCTAAGGCATCGCCAATTCCTCTAATGCCATCAAAAATTTCGTTGAAAGTACCAGAAGTAATTAGTTGAGTAAGACCGTCTTGGAGTGCTGGCAGGAACCCTTGAGCGACCAACTCTCTAAGTTCTTTGAACATGGGTTGAAGGGACACAAGGAACTTGGCAAAACCTTTTTGGGTGGCGGTAAGGTTGGCGTATGGGTCGTCTGCGGCAGCCTTTGCTCGCGCTTTAGCGCCAGTTCTAAGTTCTTCATTGAGGTCGTTGCTTTTGTCTTTAGCGCGACGGTAGTTTAGTTCTGCTTGCTTATATGCAAGTTCTGCTTCACGACGAGCGCGTGAGTCCGTAGGCAGGTCGGCAGTCCTAGCAAGACCCTCGCGAGCCTTTTCCAAAGAAATAGCCGCTTGCTCTTCGGCGAGCGCGGCATCTTCGGCATCAAATTTTAGTTGCTGTAGTTCTTCCCTAGTATCCCTAAGGGTTTGTTTAAGGTTTTTTTGGGCTTGTGTGGCTTTGCCCACCGCTTCGGACACACCTTCTAGTGCCATTTTTGCTACAGCGGTAGCAGCCTTCATTGCTATGAATATGCCAATTACAGCAGTTATAGAAGTAGCAGCACCAGCAGCAGCGGCAATCAGGGCAACTAGGGAGCCGATTAGTGCGCCAATAGCACCAGCAAAAACACCAGCCATTACCGAGCCTTTATAGCCCTTAACAACCAATTCGTTAATCATGTTGTAGCCCTGCTCAGCGGCTGGGTTTATTTCTTTAAGTCCGTCGGCAAACTGACTTAGAAAGTTAGTCTCTTGTCGCTTATTGAAGCCCCTCATAAACTTACTGGCTAGGTCTTCACCTGTTTTTTGGGCTTGCTTACCACCACTACCACTTACACCGTTGAATCCGTTTCTGATATCTCTGGCTACATTGGTAGTGATGGCACGCACCATAATATGGGCTTCACCAACAATTGGCATTTATTGTCTCACCTCCTTAGTTGAGTGGTGCTTCTAGTAATCCATTACCACTCATCGGCAGTCCACTATCGGGGTCGAACTGGGTAGGAGGAATGTAAGGCTTTGTTACTTTTTTCTTTGGGTCAAAAGGCTGAACAGTGTCAAAGTCATCAAAAGATGTTTTACTTCCAGCACTAGACGACCTTTTAGCACCCGAGAAAAGATATTCAACATCGTAGAGTTGTCTGTATAGAATTTCTCTAGACTTCCCTACCGCATCTGCTTGCTCTCCCGAAGAGAAGCGCATATCTTCCTCGAAAAGATAATGAATGACATCGAGCATATCGCTTGCTTCCATGCTCGTAAGTTGTAGACCATTCATCAGTGCTTTTCCGTTTACATACGGCCAGAGGCTAATCCCCCACTCTAGGAGGCCAGTGACCGCTCGTTGGGGCGGTTTGAATACTCTTCCATTAGCCAAGCAACAATTTCTGTAAGGGTTTCTAGGCTGGTGATTTTTTCTGGGTCAGAAAGAATTTCATCAAAATCTTTCTTGCTTTCTGCCTTTAGGACAGCGTTAAAAAACTTGTCCATAACCTGAGAGGACTTTGACACATCTTCAGATGATGAATCTGAAACGATGTCTAGAAGAAGTTTTCCTTGAATTGCTGGAACGCAGTGGAACTCTTGGTCCCAAAGTTTGAACGAGATTGGCTCTTTTGGTACACCATCTCCGCCATTTCCAAAGTCTTTAAATTTAGCCATATCTATGTAGTCTTTCTATGAATGTGTATTTGAACTAGGACTGGCTATCAGCCCTATAAACATTTTACTTTATAAAAAAACTACTGATTTTGGCTATTTGACAGGGGGAAAGTTTTTTCCCTTATAAATGGTGCCCATATCAGCAAAAAGAAAAAGTTGGTCGGTTAGGTACTTGTTTGCCTTTGTTCCTGGGTGTCGGACTAACTGAGTGCGAATGACCCTACCTTTGCTCATAAACACCAATTGAGGAGCATTTTTAGGTCTAATTAGATGTGGCTTAGTGCCCTCGTGATGTAGGTAGGCTATTTTATTAGTAGAGCCAATTTTCAGTTCCTGACCATATCTGGTGGTTGTGTGCTCCATTCGTATGGAACTTTTTAGTCTTCCAGTGTCTACTCCAACTTGGCGTCTTGCCAAATTTACAGCAATCTGACCCCTCTTGTGGAGAATCTTCCAAAGCGGTCCATTAGCGGTTTTTATGTAGGAATCTAGGACTGGCTTGTATAAGACCAAGTGACTAAATGTGTATGAGTAGTGACTAGACCTGCCACCACCAGCCGCACGAATAGCCCTACTACCACTGCCTTTGATTCCCTGAAAGACCCTCTTAGTAGCCCAAGCGCCCCAACTGTCAGGTAAACCGTATGGCATTATGGAACCGCTAGAGTAAGTTGCATATTGACAGTTTGAAACCCGCCCTCAGGACCAGAACTATCTAGAGTGGCAATAACTCCTAAGCCATAGCCAGAGTCATCCCACATATCAAATTCGCGGATACATTCCATCAGAACCCAAGCATCTATAGCAGAAGAGTAGGAACTTTCGGTGATTTTATCGCCACTAGGCGGTCTACCGTTTTGACCGACTGTAGCAACTGGTCTTGAGATGCTAATAATTACAGACGCTGTGCGTGGCACATGGCACCGCTGAGGAGTAGATGTTTCGTCACCTGGGGTGCCTAGATACATCTGTAGGAAATTCACAACAACTTGCTCGCAGTCAACGGCTACCTCACCCATTGTCCAATAACGGCGCGATGGGAGTGGCACATTGTATGTTTGAAAAACAGTTTCGATACGCGAAAGTATGCCATCCATCATATTTTTTAGATTGAGGGCATCTCCTGAAACATCTGCGATTGTTGTCAGTGACATTTTTGCCTACTATTCGGCTGCTGGAGCCTCTTCGACTACAGCAACTTCCTCTGGCTCTGCTACTACAACAGGAGCCTCTTCAACAACTGGGGTCTCAACTACTGCTTCAACTACTGGCTCTGGCTTAGCCTTTTTCTTAGGCTCTGCCTTGGCTACAGGCTTTACAGCCTCAACCTTTTTACCAGTGTTCATCGACTCGGCGGTGAAGTTTGTCTGAATGTGTACCATTTTATTCTTTCTGTTTATGGGCTACTTCTATTGTAGAACTAACCGTTTAGGTTGATTTTTAGGTTTCCCGATGTGATTAGCACAACGCTGCTGTTTGTGTGGGTAGCGTATAAGTCCCAAGAGCCTGGGTCGACCATACCTAGAACACCTAGTGTTTCTGAATAGCCAGCAGACAAAGTGATTGTAGATGCCGAAACATTGACATTTGCTGAAGTATTGGCAAGAGTCTGAGACTTAATGCCTGAGTAACTTTTGATAGTTAGGGCTGGTGTCCAACCTGCTTGGCTAGTCAAGAAAGTGGCATTGATGTTTGCTAAGCCTAAAGTTACAGTCCCAGTGTTGCCCGAACCAGGCGGGACAATTAGGTCTTTTACGCCAGTTGTGTAGACCAGTTCCTTAGGGTTGTATCTTCTGGCTCGCGGGGTGTCTACGGAGTAAACCTTAGTCTTTCTTCTAGCACCATCTGGGTTGACAGTTTTTAGGAACAAGTCAACAGCATAAAGACCAGTACGCAGTTCTTGAATAAAGTCCTGCTGGTCAAGAATAGTGAAAGAAACACCTTGTCGCGAGACAGAAGTTACGCGTTGCGGGAGAGCGCAAGTTTCATCGTCAGACCACAACTTGGCAAATTCAATGGCTAGCGTGCGGGCTGCCATCTTTCCAGATGTTGGTGGGTTCTGACCATAAGCATAAGTGACTTCAGTATTACAAGGAGTCCAAGGAGTAGATAGGCTCACATGGATAGTCGAGTGGTCCACTAAGTAATAACTTGTTGGGTCAATCAAAGAACCGTTTCGGTTTCTGATTGTGATGATTCTAGTAACTGGACCGCCGCGCAACTTGATTCTAGATTCAGGAGAAATTCCGTCTACGGTTAGGGAAGAGTATTCGTCGTAGTCAAAATCACCCGATGGGATGTTGTAAACAGTGCCACCAAACAAAACGCCATCTGTGTTCTTGTTTGAGGCACCTAGACGGGAGCGACGAAGTACGCAAGTGTAGCGTTCCGTGACAACAGTTTCGCCTGAATATTTACGACCAGACATAGCCCACAAAAGGTGAGACGCAGTCTTGGCAGCCTCTAGAGCAAATTCAGAGTTAGCGTAATCGCCTAACTCCTCTGGCTGAACCCATAAAGCGGTCATATCTATCCTTAGGTAAGAAGTAAGGCGACGAGAATTGGAAGAAAATCAACCAATCTCGCCGCCTTCCTATCTAACTATTAGTCCTCGTTTGACTTGATAATGAAGTCAACATTTGAATCAGCGTTGTAGGTCAATGAACCAGGAACATTGTAAGTTTCTTCACCAGCGCCGTTAGCATACTGAGTGTCAATCTGAGTTGTAGTAACTTCGGTGTAAGAGCCAGCCTCGGTGACGCTGTCAACTAGGCTGATACGGCTGTACTTGTCTAGAGTTGCGGTTAGAGCAGATGACAAGTTGGCAGTGGTTGGGTAGTAGAAAGCGTTTCCACCATTGATGCTGAATACTAGGTTTCCAGCAGTGGTAGGGGCGCTGTTCAATGTAATAGCGGTAGCATTTACAACGGTAGAAATAGTTGTGTTTGCTGCTAGTACTGAGCCACCAGAAAGTCTGGCAATAGTCATACCTGGAACTAGACCAGTGGTGCTGGCAACTAGAACAGTAGTATTTGACAAGGCCACATTCGCAGTAGCACCCATACCAACTAGACCGAAGGTCAAAGTACCGCTTGCGCTAGGTGCTGTAGTTACAGTGAACGCAGTAGCATTTGTTACCGTTGCGATTGTAGTGTTAGCAAGAGTTCCCGTACCACCAAGTTGGAAGATATCTTGACCAGCGACATAACCAGCAGTATTAGCAACAACAATTGTCGCGTTTGATGCGGTAACTGCGCTAGCACTACCAGCAACATAGTTTAGAGATGTTACTGATTCGCCCACTGTGCTGGTGTTGAATGGCTCGCCACAGTTGTTGACATAAACCTTGTCTCCATTGGCAATTCCAGAGGTAACAGTGCTACTACCTAGAGTTACAGCAGCAGTATTTCCGTAGCCACTAATGTCAGTGATAGCAATAGTGGTAGCACCTTGAATTCCGCCAATAGTAAAGAACTTCTGGTAAGAAGCCTGGTCAGTCCAAGTGTAGAAACCAGCAAGACCAACAGGTGCCCAAGATGCTCTTGAGTAAGAGTATGGTCTCTCAGAGGCTACAGGGAATTCCCAACGACCATCAACAGCAGAACCAAAGTTCTTGTTGCCTAGACCGTAGCCCTCAAATGTGGTAGCCAACATACCGTTCTCGATAACACGGTCACCACTCTGACGAAGTTTTGCGTAAGGGAAGACCCAGTGGAAGTACGGAAGAACGCTCGCGCGCTTTCCATCTTTCACAGCGTGCGACCAAGCCTCGATAGCGACACCATTACCTGCTGGGTCATCGCCAACACCTGGAGCAGCCCAACCAACAGACTTCACTACACCGTCAACGGTCTTGCGAAGCAAGAGACCGCCAGAGAGCAACTGAGAAAGTTCAGCGTCTGGTTCACAGATAGC